GGTGAGCCCTTCCGTGATGACTACCGAGCCTCCTGTCGAGAGGAGCGCCCGGATCGCGACATGGAGCGGGAGTGCGCCTACCCGGATGCCATAGACCACCGACGTGACGGCGGTCTGGACATCCGAGATGAAGGCGAGGAGACCCGCATGGACGAGATGGTGGCCGTACTCGATCTCCGTGTTGGCACGGTGCGGGTCGCCGCGCATTTCAGTTCTTCCTTACGATCAGGTCGACCGTTCGGGCGGCGGCGGTGGCTCCGCCGGAGTCGGTGATGGTGAGCGGGGCGGCGGCGTAACCTGCGGGGTTCGACTTCGGGAAGAAGTCGTTATACAGGGTATTGATCGAGCCCGCTCGGGTGATTGCGTTCGCGGCGGCGGAGACGATGACATCCGACAGGGCGTTCGAGCCCTGCTTCACCGTGACCGCGCTCGACGCGACAGCCGACTCCGTCCTGACGATCACGTCGATGACCGTGAAGTCGAATATCTCGTCGGGATCCGGCGAGGAGTCCACCGCCTCCGATACCGAACCTGCGGGCTTGTTGTAGTTCTTGATGCCGGGGACGAAGATCGTCACGACGCCTGTCGTACCGGCGGGCTGGACGAGCTGAAGGATCTTCAGCCCGAACTGGTCGTCTTCCTGAAGGCGGGAGCCAAGCCTCGTGTTCTGGTTCTGCGGCTCGGTATTGTTCAGGGTGGCCTGTTCCGCCTTGAGCAGTTTGTTCATTGAATCCTCCTAGAAAGGCTGGTTCATCCAGCGGTAGCCCATCCGGACCAGCGAGTCGCAGACCTTCCTGTTGTAGGTCTCAACCCGCCCGCGCTTCATCGTCACGAGGATAGGCTCCTCGCCGGGAATCGGAACGTGGAGCTCACAGTCGAACATCGGCGAATCGTCTCCGGCATCCGGGTGCATGAGCGCGTACCGCTCCTTGGGCTCGGGGTTCTGCACGTTCTTCAGGGATACATTGACATCCCTGCGCGGAGCCCTCTCTTGAACGCTGGCCCCCCCGGCCACTGGGACCGGGGAAGCCTGCATCTTGGCAATATCGCGGACGGTGAGAACCGCCATGGCTCAGTAGGTCCTGAGTCCCCTGTAGAGGTAGCTGGTCGCCTCCCACGAGTCGATCATGGTCGCATAGGTCTTGACCATGAAGGGCAGGTTGTCGTCGGTCTTGGCGAGGGGCTCCAGCGTGACCAGTCCGTTGAAGCGGGACCCGGCGGCGTTCGTGTAGGCGAACTTACCGAGACCCTGTATCTCGTCGAGATCCCAGAAGAAGCACACCTCGGGCGGGTTCGTGAGGGAACCGACGAGGGGCAAGTCGTTCGCCGCCGCGGTGGACACCGAGGTCGTGACCGTGGGGACGATACCGCCGCCCGTGGCCGCAGAGCCGACCGCCGTGGTGTTCATCAGGGAAATAGTGGGGTTCGCCACCGTGGGATCGGTGGAGAACTGGACGCTCACCACGCGGTCGGCGGGGGTGCCGTTCGCGTCGTAGAGCTGGGCCGGGATGATGCAGGTCAGCTTCTCCAGACCGGAGGCGAGGGCGTAGGACGTGACGTTCCTCGAAGCGTAGATCTTGTAGAGGAACGCGCCCGTGACCTGCGGGAAGATGACGTTGATGACCGCGGTGCCCGTAGCCTGAACCTGCCCGAGCGAGCCTTCCGTCGAGGCGAGCGACTCGCCGTTCCAGTCCACATAGGAGACCTGAAACTGGTAGTACGACGCCGGGATGGTTCCGCCGGAGTTGACGACCGTGGCCTGCGAGATGGTCATCTGCGCCTGCGGACGGCACTGGGTGGACTGGATGATCGGGATGTCGCGGTACGCCTGAAGCCTCCAGCCGCCGGGGATGTCGATCTCGGAGAGACCGCCGGAGCTGAGACCCTGATTCAGACGCACGTTCGTGAGGAGACGGCTGACCTTGGAGAGCATCTGGGGGGACATGACGACCACCCTGCGGTGACTGGCGCCCTGCCTCTGGATGTTCGCGTCGATCATGCTGTCGAGGAAGGAGAGATCGCCGGGAACCGACCCGCCGCGCACGTCGTTGAAGCGGTTCGTGGCGATGAAGGTGTCGAGGCCGGGCCACTGGAAGGCGTCCGATCCGTCGTTGCCGTACATGATGAGGGTCACCATGTCGTAGACGTGGGCCTGAACGTGGTTCTCCATCTCCACCGCGGCCGCGTCCACGTAGTTCTTGGAAGCGTCCTGAAGGAAGTTGGTCACCGCGCCCTTCCGGCGAAGGACCTTGAGGATCCTGCCCGTGCGCTGGTAGGTCGAGCGGAGGGTGGGCGTGACGCCCGCCTCGCCGATCATGCCGCCCGCGGACGGGAGGTTGGTCAGGCGGTTGAATTCGTGGTACTTCTGCGCGTCGTACTGCGGGCTGATTACCGCGATCTCCGGCGCGAGGCGCACGATCGTGTTGGTGATGAGCTTCTCAAGATGCTGAGGAATGAGGCCTTCGCCCACGTTCGTCTGCGCGGTGAGGAGCGCCTTCTGGACGAGGCTTTTGACCGCGCCCTTCTGGTAGCTGTAGTTCGGGTTCTGATAGCCGTTGTACATGGCTGTCTCCTATGGCTTGATTACGAGTGGCCCGAAGGTCACTTCCCCCAGATCCCGCCTGCGAGGCCGCCCATGTTCTGCGTGAACTCGCGCATGGACTTTCGGACAACCGGCTTCTGGTTCCAAGGATTCTCCTCCTTTTCCCTCTCGCGGGTGCCCACGGCATTCTCCACGAGGGACTTGAGGACGGAGACGAGATCGTTGTCGCCGTAGGAAGCCTGCGGCTTCGACTTGCGAACGGTTCGCTCTTCGGGTTCGATGAAGGAATCGACGGACTTGGTCACGCTCATTCCCTCGATCATCTCCTGCATGGTCCCGGCGAGGAAGGCGACCTGCTGACGAAGCTCGGTGACTTCGCGGCTGGCGCCCATCGACTTCGCGACCGGGCGCTTCATGGGCGCCACATCGAGGCCGATCCTGCGGAGGGCCTTGCGGATCTCCTTCACGTTCTCCTGCGTGGCCTCGGGGAGGTCGTCGAACAGGATGGTGTTGGCGTCGTCGAGGTTCTGGGTTCCCTCGTTATCGGTGGCGTAGATGCCCTTGGCGACGACCTTGCGCTCGCCGGGGGTAGAATCATAGCCCTCGCCGGAGGTGTCCTGAAGATCCTGACCCTCCATATCCTCGGCGTTGTCCTCTTCCTTATCGGGCATGGCCGCCTTCTGAATCTGAGCATTGCGCATAGTCGGCCTCCTAGCCGTCGGACCCTCCTGCGAGGTGTCGTTCTGGGGATCTTCGGTCCTGTTGAAGGCGTTCTCGCCGGTGTTCCCTTCGGCGCCCTCTCCGGACTTCATGGCCTGACCGGAACCGAACGCGGCGCCCTGCACGGGCTGGCCTCCGCCGGGTCCGCCGACCGCGTCGGGCGTCATGGACGCATCGCCCGCGGCCATGGCCTGCAACTGCTGGACGAGGGACGCGACATTCTGGATGATCGCGTTCTCTTCCGGAGTACCCTTCTGGACTACAGTCTTCACGGTTATCTCCTTCCGACCTGCCGCTTCATTGTCGAAACGTACAGGTAGAGAGCCGCTTCCAGTTGTTTCAGCACGGTGAGCCTTGGGCTGGATGTGCGGTAGACGGATGAAGGCGTGTCAGCGACAGCGTCCTCTCCTGATTCCTCTTCCGAGGGGTTGAAGACCTCGGGGTGAGCCATGATCTCCTCTATGGCGAGATTCGCATACTCGTCATAGAGGGTCTCCAGTTGACCCCGACGCTCTTCGTCGGGTCCGGCCATGACCTTGGCGATCTGCGCCTCTAGGGCGTCGTTCAGTTGCCAATGGCGCCGGAAATACAGGTCCCGCGTCTCGGCCCCTTCGAGGGCGGCCTCCAGATCGCGGGCGAGATCCTTTCGGACCTTCCAAGGCCCCGGTATACCGAGGGTCTTGTAAACGGCATGGGCTATCGAGTCGTTGTAGGCTGGGCGGTTGACGAGGACTACGCCGTCAAGTAGCACGTCGTTCATAATCCGCCTGCCCGACTCATCGACCATCTGGAGCCCGCCGTCCGGAACCTCGCCCTCGATGGAAAAGCCTTTCTGCTTGGGCGCCGTGTACGGCGGCAAGCCGTTGACCTGCTTCCAGACCTTGTCGGCCTTTTCGATGGTCGAGGAAGTCGGCGCGAATCCATCGGCGATGTCGTAGAGCCGGAAGCTGGCGTGCCAGTTCCCCTCTCCATCCACGAATGATCCGACGAGCTTCCCGATGTCGTCTACGAAATTAACACCGTGGAGACCCTCATACAAGAGGATATCCCCGGAAGATGCCTGTCTCTGGAAGGACTTGATGCAGTTCTCAGTCATGCGCTCGCCGTGCCCGTCCACCTGCAACCCGGAGGCGATGCCTTCGAGATACCTGCGCCGGGCTCCGCTTTCGTCCTTCTCGACGGCGAAAAGCCCCGTCTCCATGCCGAAGGGGTGGAAGTGGAACTCTATACGCCGCTTCTCTTCCATGCTGGCTCCTATTCTAGGCCCCTCTGCCTACGGAGGCAAGGGGCTTGTGTGCCGGGATTACCTCCATGAGGTAGTCGCACTCGCAATGACAGTTTATCACCTGCTCGGGAGGAGAACCGGGATCATGCGGGTGAAGCATGGCGTCGGTCTGCACAAGCACTTTCTTGCCTCTCTCCATGCGGTACAGGGGCACATGGAAGGGCATATCCAGCCGCATCTCCTTCCCGTTCATCTCGACGTGCCCAGTCCGCGCCTCACTGGACAGGTTCGCATGATGGACCCATCGCTTCACCGCCTTGAGGCGGCCGGGGTTCCTGCTCACGAGCTCCTGCGCGTAGGTGTGCTTGATGTCCGATATGGCCGACCGGACTTCGGTCTCGGCGATGGTCGAGATGTTCGCCGGGATCTCGCCACCCTTCGACTTCGTGTAGTTGTCGAAGGTCCGGGTGATCGCCGCCTCGAACTGGGCGACCAGCTCCGGGTGCATCCGGCCGCGGGTCTCCCCGCGCTTGTACTGCATGGCGCCGACGCCGGACAGGCCGAACTGCTTGACAGCATCCCGAAGATCGGCGGAAAGGCGGTCTCGGAGGGCATCGGTAATCATCACGCCGTGCTCGGCCCCCTTGCGGAGATAGATCGGCTTCCGGGGCATGATCTCTTCCAGCGGAGGAACCTTCAGGTTGATCGCCGTGGTCTTCTGGAGCGCCCTGAATCTCCCGCGGTAATACTCGTCGGAGCGCCGGGCGACCGCCAGATCGACGTTCTCATGATTGGATCCGATGATGAGGGCCATGAGCTGGCGATAGTTCGCCCCGCTCCATCCCTTCGCGCCGTACTTCTTCTTGAGGCGGTCGAGATAGAGCTTTGCCATTTACTCCCCCACTCCAAGGTTGTCCGATCCCTCCCAGATGAAGGCGGCCTTCCCGTCCGGGGCAACAAGCGGGAAATGGGTTCCGCAGATGGCGCAGAACGTCCCGCCATAGAACTTCGGATCTCGGGCATAGGTCTCGCAGAGCGCAAGACCCATCTGGGTGACCCCCCCGCACTTCAGGTGCCGGTAGGATCGGTAGACCGGCCTGACAAAGCCCTTGGCCCGCTCCTCCTCGGATAGGACAAGGTACTTCCTCTGCATCCCACCGGGCTCAAGCTCCTTGAGCGCCGGATCATCCCGGTCAGTGGTCAGCCCGTCCACGGTCAGCGCCCCAGCGACTTG